CAAATATAGTAAAGGTATATTGCCAATTGATTCACGTAAAAAAGAAGTAGACGAACTAGTTGAATATCAAGAAAGATTGCCGTGGAATAAATTGCGTGATGATCTTAAAACATACGGTATAAGAAACTCTACTTTAATGGCTGTGATGCCGGCAGAATCAAGTGCAACAGTTGCAAATGAAACAAATGGCATTGAACCAGTTAGATCACTTATCTCAATTAAGCAAAGTAAAGACGGTGTACTAAAACAAGTTGTACCAGAATATAGAAGATTAAAAAATAAGTATGAATTGCTATGGGATCAAAAATCTCCAGAAGGCTATATTAAAATTTCTGCCATCTTACAGAAATATGTAGATCAAACAATATCAAGCAATATCTCTTATAATCCAGAATTTTATAAAGATAATCAATTGCCAATGAGTGATTTAATCAAGCACATGCTTATGTCTTATAAGTATGGTCTGAAAACATGGTATTATATGAATACGTATGACGGCCAAGAAGTTTATGACTCTGATAAACAAATAAAAAATAATGAAATAGTAGACGAGTCGACAGTAGACTACGATGAGTCTGAAGCCGACTGCGATAGTTGCAAACTTTAATAGGTAAGATATGACATTTAAAACTTTGAATGATACGAAAGTTGATAGCTCTAAATCTAAAATATTTTTAGATGAAAGCGGAACGACATCTGTCGCAAGATATGATAATTTAAAATACAAAGTGTTTGACAGATTAACTGACGAACAAGTTGGATTCTTTTGGAGACCACAAGAAATTAATCTTCTTAAAGACAAAAAAGATTTTCGCGATCTTACATTAAACGAACAGCATATTTTTACATCAAATCTAAAAAGACAAATCATACTCGATTCAGTGCAAGGACGAGCACCATCAGTTGCATTTGTACCTGTTATAAGTATACCAGAGTTAGAAACCTGGGTACAAACCTGGGCATTTTTTGAAACAATACATAGCAAATCTTATACTCACATTATTCAAAATGTATATGCTGATCCAACCGTGGTATTTGACAGTATGATGGATATACAAGAGATCGTAAATTGTTCTAAAGATATTAGTTTGCATTATGATAATTTAATCAATTACACCAATAAGTATCATTACCTTGGCGAAGGTACTCATGTTGTAAATGGTGAAGAAGTGATCGTATCTAAATACGAACTTAAGAAATTAATATGGATGTGTTTGAATAGTGTTAACGTACTAGAAGGTGTAAGATTCTATACTTCTTTTGCGTGTTCTTGGGCATTTGCTGAATTGAAGAAAATGGAAGGCAATGCAAAGATTATTAGATTTATTTGCAAAGATGAAAACTTGCATCTCGGTAGTACTCAAACACTTATAAAATTATTACCTAAAGATGATGCAGATTTTGTTAAAATTGCCGAAGAATGTAAAGAAGATGTTATCAAACTCTTTCAAAGTGCAGTAGAACAAGAAAAAATATGGGCTGATTATTTGTTTAAAGATGGTAGCATGATAGGTCTTAATGCAAAACTTTTAAATGATTATGTTGATTACATATCACAAGTTCGTATGGAAGCAATTGGATTGGTACCGGTTAAATCAAAAACAAATCCGTTGCCTTGGACTCAAAATTGGATTTCAAGTAAAACTGTGCAAGTGGCGGCGCAAGAAAGCGAGTTAACTTCATACAGATTAGGTGATTCAAAGCTTGATATCGATGAGAATTCTTTTAAAGGATTCTCATTATAAATATAATATGGTAAAAGCAAATGAATTTTTAAACGAAGCTAAATTTGAAGAAAAATCTGCAAACCCAAATACCTTCGATTTTAATAAATTACAAAAATCTAGATATGAAACAATAAAATCTATTTTAGAACCTTTAGGTATTAAATTAGATAATATGACATACGGCTATCGAGATAATACCAGAGGCGGCAGCGCTCTTCTTACATATAAGGTTTGGTCATCTAAGATGGACAACAAGACAGGTAAGCCTATGTTTACTTGGCACAAGTATGAAGGTGGTAATCCGGAAGGTGGGCAAAATTGGGTAATTTTTGGTGATCAAAAATACAAAACAACCGATTTTTTATCTAAATTAAATTTACAAGAACGATTCGCAGATATTGTTAAGAACAATGATGTACCTAAATCAGATTTAGATATAAATTTTACAAAACATTTTAAAATTACCGGTGATTATACTATAACAAAAAATGGTATCAAGGTTGACGGCGATTGTAAGGCCAAACTTAAAGGAGTACAAAAAACAGGTCAGTTGCCATTTAAATTTACCACAGTAACTGGCATTTTTGATGTAACTGGTTTAAATTTAACTACACTAGAAGGTTGTCCAAAAAAAATAAAAAAAGAATTTATTTGTAGCAATAATTTATTAACATCAATGGCTGGTGCGCCGGTAGCTGCAAATTTCAATTTTAGAAATAATAGAATAACAAATTTAAATCACTTAGGCGAAATTTGTGATAAATCATTATATGTATATGTTGATTTAGAAAATAATCCACTTACTTCACTATCTGGTATACCAAACGACTTAAAGGATTATGAATTAACGGTTACATATTCTGAGCACCTACCATTACTTTGGTATGTAAGAATGAGATTTAATAATGGGAGTTTAATAATTAAAGACGGCCCGCGGCCGATAATTGATATTTGTAACAATGTTGACAAAAAATATGGCTATAGACCGGATCCCAAACAAGCAAAAGCCGCTATATTAGATTTTCAAAAAAGCTTAATAGATGCCGGATTTGTAACAAACGCTGGTTTTTAAGTCCACTTCTAACTTTTGGTTGTAATGAATATCATTATATGCTAGTAAACGTAAATGTCCGACGTTAATAACCTGTTGAAACAATGTTTTGCATACCAAAAACAACGTGTGCATATTCTTGCTGACAATACAGTTAATATTAACGGTGACGTCCGAATGTTAGCAAAATTGGACAAAATACCAGTAAAATTTGGTAAGGTACGAGAATTTAACTGTATTGAAAAAGGACTAACTTCCTTAGAGAATAGCCCAAAACTAGCTATTCGATTTCTTGCTAATAAAAATCAAATTACATCCACTATTGGATGTCCAACGGCTGAGGTGATTGATTTACGCTATAACATAATTACTGATTTATCTGGAATTTGTCTTACTGCAAAAAAATTGTCCCTCACTTATCACAAAAACTTGCCAATACTTCGATTATTGTTAATGCCCGACACAATCATTTATATTGAGAACAATGTTGTTACCAAAACTGTTCTAAAATATAGGGACGAGCTAGCGACTCTTGGGATAAAAGCAACAATATTAAAATGTCAAAAAGAACTTATTAATAAAGGATTTATAGAAAACGCCGCCTTGTAATATTTGCGTTTTCTATAAATATACCACACAATAAAAATAGATGTTTTAAACATCATAGAGTTGAAGCAAATCTCTTATCAAAAAGTTTCAAATTTAAGGAAAATTAATGACAATAAAAGCAGAATTATGGACCAAGGATAATTGCTCCTTTTGCCAAAAAGCAAAAAATTTACTAAAACTTAGAGGTATTGCATACGAAGAACATATTATTTCGGCAGGCGTAAATGAATCCGAATTAAATGAAAATCAAAGATATGTTACATTAGAACAATTAAAAGAAAAAGTACCAAATGCAAAAACCGTTCCCCAAATTTGGTTATTAGATAACGATAAAAGTACATATATTGGTGGGTATACCGAACTAGCTGCTTTTTTTGAGAGCAAGTAATGCTTCAACATGAATTAGAATCAGATGAAGATTTTATTTTTAGAAAATTGCGCAATATAAGATATGTTATCTGTAATAATAAAATTATGCGAATAGGTGATCTTAAAAAAGGTGATATATTTGTTTTTATGGATCAAGAAGATTCATGGATAGCAGATGGAGATCCGCAAACAAACGATGACGGGTTATATGAAATAGAAGCTTATAAATTAGGAAGTACAAAATGTTAATTACAAAAACAACCATTGCAGCAGGCGATATTGTAACATTCAAACTTGTTACAACAGAAGAAATTATTGCCAAAGTAGTATCGTTAAATGATACAACAGTAACGATTGAAAAACCTTTGCTGCTACAATTGTCAATGGACCAAGCATCTGGCCAACCAAGCGTACAGATGTTACCGTTTTGGGTGTTGAGTGCAGAAACACCAAAGCTTGATTTGCAAAAATCACATATTATGGTTATGGCGTTAAGCAATGACGGTGCTAAGAAAGGCTAT